CAGCGTTGCGATCGGCCCGTTTCTAAACCAACCAACAAGGGAACCCAGCCATGGCGCGGATCCACATAGACCTAAAGTACGAGATCGATCCTGACACCGGCGTCGTCTACAACCGCGTCAGCGGCAAGCCTCTTCCGATAGACGAACCCGTAATGCTTTTTCGCGCGCAGGACGCCAACCTGCCGTACATGCTGTGCCGATACCTGATGCTGTCGCAGGATCTGGAGCACCGGCGCGCGATCGCAATCAACCTGCAGCGAGTGTGCGAGTGGCAAGCTTCTCACCCCGATCAGGTGAAGCAGCCTGACACCGTCGTCGACGAACAGTTCACGACGTTGTTTCCGCCAGAGCGTTCGCGGCTCGGTTGACCTGTGGCCAGCGAGGCATTAGACCTCGAGCTCGTAAAAGAGCCGCGGTTCGCACGTGCCTACTACACGGAGATGGAGGCTGAGTATCTCCGCCGCGATCTTCGCAGGTTCGTGCGGGCTGCGTGGCCGCTTGTTGATCCGAATCCATTCGTAAAAAGCTGGGAGCTCGACGCGATATGCGATCACCTGGCGTACGTGACGCTCGGCGAGATCCGCAACCTGATGGTGAACGTGCGGCCGCGGTCGACGAAGTCGCTCGTCGGCTCGGTCATGTGGCAGGCCTGGTGGTGGGCATCAGAGCCCACCACGCAATTTCTGTGCTTCTCGTACGCGCATCCGTTGGCCTTGCGGGATGCAGTGAAAATGCGCGACCTGATCCGGAGCGAGTGGTATCAAGACCGGTATGGCTCAAGGTTCTATATCGATCCAAACCGATCGCAGCAGCAACACTTTTGGAACAACACAAACGGCTACCGCTTCAGCACGTCGCTGACCGGCAAGTCCACCGGATACGGCGGCGATGTAATCGTCGGCGATGATCCGCACCTAACGACAGACGCGCACTCGGAGTCGAAGCGCAATCGATCTCTCGCATCGTGGGACAACGCGATGCGTTCGCGGCTCAACAATCCGAAGACCGGGCAGAAGGTGCTGATCGGTCAGCGCTCGCACGACATGGATCTTTTCGGTCACATCCTCGCCACCGAAGGCGATCGATGGACGCACCTGATGCTGCCGAACGAATTCAATCCTGATCGTCGCTGCAACACGTACCCGAATCCCACCGGCCGCAAGGTCACGGAGGAGGAGCGAGAGAAGCGCACGATCTCGAAGTACGCCGGCGCGCTGTTCGTGGATCCGCGCAAGAAGCGCGGCGATCTCGTCAACCCCGCACGCTTTGGCCCGGAGGAAACCGAGGCCGAGAAGACAGCGATGACGGAGGTGGACTACGAGTCGCAGTACAACCAGGATCCGGAGGCCGGCGGCGGCGTCATTCTGAAGCGCGCTTACTGGCGCCAGTGGGTGTTCCCCGATGGTCACCCGCTCGCCGGCAAGGCGATGCCGATGCCGCAGTTCACGCAGATCTTCAGCGTCTACGACACGGCGTTCAAAGTGGATCAGCAAAACGACTTCAGCGCGCGCACGACGTGGGGCGTGTTTGAGTACAGCGAGCCAGGTCGACGGGCCACGCATCACATGATGTTGATGGAACGTTTCAACGAGCGCGTCGCGTTCCCTGAGCTGCGCAAAGAAGCCGAGCGCAACTTCAAAGCGTGGGAGCAGGAAGCGGTCCTGATCGAGGACAAGGCCAGCGGCCAGTCGCTTATTCAGGAGCTCGAGGCGATCGGGCTGCCGATCTGGAAGGTCGAAGCCGGCACCGAGGACAAGGTCTACAAAGCCAACATGGTGGCGCCGATCCTCAAGAGCGGTGTCGTGTGGTACGTGCCGAAGGACTGGACGTACGAAGTCATCGCGCAATGCGCTAAATTCCCGTTCGGCCAGTTCGACGACATGTGCGACACCGTGGTGATGGCGCTCGCGTATCTGCGCCGGCTCGGTATGGTGGTGCTCGAGGAGGACGAAGACGATGAACGCAATAACAGACTCCGGCTCTTCTCTCGGCAGAAGAAACGTTCCCCGTACGGTTAGAGTTCCTGACGCGCTGCACCAAGAGAGATACGGTTGCGAGCTGTGCAAGCGCGGCTTTTACGGCATGCCTGGCACGGTCGAGTGTCCGTTCTGTGGGCACGTGTACGTGAAGTGGCTGACCTACGATCAATTCAAACTCAGGGAGAATCCCCGTGGCGGACGAAACGAAGCTAAACATCGCAGACTCGACGGCGATCTACGTGAACCTGGTGAAGGCGAGCAACAACCTGCACGCCGCTTTGGCGATCGCGCAAAGGACGCCAGACGATCCTTTCGCAGTTGAAGCGCTGCGCCGACTCAACGAGAATCTCGAGACGGCGAAAGCCGACTGGAGTGAACGTTACCCGCCACCGCCGCCGTTCGCGGCATGAGGAGATCACGATGTTTCGCCAGCTCGTTACCGTCGCGCTCATTGTCGCGCTACTTCTGGTGTTCGCATCTTCAGCGCAAGCACAAACGTGCGCAGCTGCGATCACGGCCCCAATACCCACTACCTCTGCATCGCTCGGCTGGACCGCGCCGACTCAGTTCACCGACAACACGCCCATTGGAGCCGCAGTTATCACGTTCAAGGTTTACGAGCGCGTGGGCGCCGCGGATACGCTTCGCTGCTCGACAACCGGGCTCGGTGCGGGTTTTACGTCTCTGTCGATCGGCACGCACTCGTGGGTCGTTACGGCGTCAGTCGCCGGCGTCGAGAGTGTGAAGACCGCGCCGGCGTCGAAGGACATCGTGGCGCCGACTCCTGGACTGCCTGGTAACTTGACCGTGCAGTGACGTAGACTCCTGCCCCACGACACAGCTGGAGGGCGGTGTAGTGGGTGCAACTCCGGATGCGGTTCGTTCGCTGGTCTCTGAAATGCCGGCGACACCGCCGCCTCGCACGCAGATGGTCAACGGTGCGCAGCTCACGCACGACGGTGAAAACACCACCGTTGACCTGAACCCAGCCCAAGCCAAGAACAGATTTGAAGCCCCGCCCATGGGGCGCGAGTGGCACACCAACCTCGCGGATCAGCTCACGCCGACGCAGCGAATGAAGATCGCTGACGAGCTGCTCGAGTACATCGATGTCGACAAACGTGCGCGCCAGCATCACTTCGAGCGGCTGCGTATGGGTATGGAGCTCCTCGGTCTTGAGGATCTGCCCGACTCAGACGTCCCGTTCGAGGGCGCGGCCACCGTCACGGATCCGTTGATCGCCGAAGCTGTCGTCCAGTTCCAGGCGCGTTCGATCGAAGAGCTCATGCCGCCCAACGGTCCCGTGAAGGCGAGCGTTATTGGCGAGCAAGTGCAAGAGCTCCTCGACCAGGCCGAGCGCGTCGAGGACTACATGAACTACCAACTCACCACGGAGGATGAGGGGTATTTCTGGGACGTCGATCAGATGCTGTTCTACCTGCCGATCAGCGGCAGCGCGTTCAAGAAGGTCTATCCGGATCCGATCAACGGCATGACGACCGGTCGCTACGTGACGGCCGAAGACTTCATCGTGCCGTACTACGCGAAGGATCTGCGCTCGGCGTCGCGCTACTCGCACATGTTCAAGATGCAGGGCAACGACGTGAAGCGTGCCCAGGTCGACGGCTACTACCTCGAGGATGCGAAGCTCATCAAGCCGTCGATCACGCCGGAGGAATCGAACAACAACAGTTTCAGCGAAGCCGACAAAGAGCGGCTCGTCGACGATCGCGAGCAGGTGGCGCACGAAGACGACGAGATCTACGAGATCTACGAGACGCATCTCGATTACAAGATGCCGTTCGACGATCCGGAGTCGAAGGGCTCAGGTAACGTGGCGTGCCCGTACATCGTGACGATCGAGAAAGAGTCGCGCGAAGTTCTCTCGGTGCGTCGCAACTGGAAGAAGGGCGACCGCAAATTCGAGAAGCGGATCTGGTTCATCCACTACAAATTCTTCCCTGGCCTCGGCTTCTACGGATTCGGGTATCTGCACATCATCGGCGCGCTCGCACGCGCGACGTCTGGCGCGATCAGAGCGGTGCTCGACACCGCGGCGCTCAGTAACCTCGCCGGCGGATTCAAGTCGAAGCGCGCGAAGGTCGCCGGCGAACACCGGTTCACGCTTGGCGAGTGGAAGGACGTCGATTGCTCTCCGGAGGATTTGCAGAAAGCGTTCCTCCCGCTGCCGGCGAAGGAACCGTCGCCGGCGTTGGCCTCGACCTACAAGAGCCTGGTCGAGCGCGGCAAGTCGTTCGCGTCCGTCTCCGAGGTGATCACGGGCCAGGCAGACAACAAGGGCCCGGTCGGCACGACGCTCGCGCTCATCGAGCAGGCGAGCAAGCCGCACAGCGCGATCCACAAACGGCTGCACGCCGCGATGAAGCAAGAGCTCAAGGCGATGGCCGCGCTCAACTTCGAGTTCATGGATCGCGACGAGTACCCGTACCAGATCGCCGGCGACAAGCGGAAGGTGTTGCGCCAAGACTTCGACGGCCGCGTCGACATCATCCCGGTGTCGGATCCGAACATCTTCTCGAGCACGCAGCGCATCGCGATCACGCAGGGCACGATCCAGCTCGTCAAAGAATTCCCGGACGTGTTCGGCGAGGAGGGTAAGCGCGAAGCGGTGAAGCGCATGCTCCACGCGCTGCGCACGCCGGAGGTCGACAAGCTGGTCCCAGAGC